TTGGTAGCGGAGGAACGCTACCGCCGAAACAGTCCTAAACGCGCCCTGATCACGATCGCCTGCTAGGCCCTCAGATCAGGGTTTTCTGACCGCCAACGAGCGCCGTCTCCACATTTGAGATCAACAGCTCGCCAACGGGCTTCGCCTCCCCGCCCTGCACCGTGTATTTGGTCTTCACCTCAAGCATGGCAAAGTCCGAGAATATCTCGCGGATCTCTGGCACATCGTTGATCGACAGAATGAACGTGCCGGCCAAACCGGAAAGACGCTTGGCCAGGTCAACAAACCGCGACCGGGAAAACAGCGATTTCCCGTAATCCCCCTCACCACCGTAATAAGGCGGATCGAGGTAAACCAACGTTCGACCAGCGTCGTACCGGTCAATAACCTCGATGAAATCCAAGCTCTCGATGATCACATGTGACAGGCGCTTGCGGATGCGCTCGATATTGGCTTCGATCTTCTCGATCGAGAAACGAGATCCTCGATCGCGGTCAACACCGAAATTCTGCCCCGACGGCTTGCCACCGAATGCCTGATGCTGCAGATACAGGAAACGCACCGCCCGCTCGATCTCTGTCATGAGATCCGGACGCTGCGACTTGAACCGCTCGAACTCTTCACGCGAGCACAGAAGGAATCGAGCTTCATCCAGAACGACCGAATGATGACGACGCAACTGCCGGAACAGGTTTGAGACCTCGCCATTATAGTCGTTGATCACTTCGCACTTTACCGATCGGCGACGACGAAAAAACACGCCGCCCATACCGATAAAAGGCTCTAGATAAAGGTCATGGTCGACACCATCGATCAAATCGACGATCCGGTCAGCCAGACGACTTTTACCGCCGAGCCAAGGAGCCGGCGGTTCGCACTTGATTACATCTTCCATTTGTTAACGATTTACCTGTACTGTCCCGCCCGCCGTCGACGGCAGCGCGGGGCGGCTTAGCCGTGGGATGTTTGCCCATCCCGGTTTGGGTCGCTGGTACGACCCAACCCCCGCCGAAACGGGGTTGCGATATTGGCGCCAAAGGCCATATCCACACCGATCGACAACGGAAGATGCGTGATGGCTATCGATTGGGATGGATACATTTCGCTGCATGAAGCGGCACGGCAAAACGATCATTGTGTGGTTCATTGCATCAATGATCGGTGCCAGCATTCCAGCAGGCTTGACTTCGAACCCTTGCTAGAACGGTTCGACAAATCGACCAGCCTTGGAAAGATCCTGAAGCGGCTTCGCTGTCAGGCCTGCAAAGGACTTGGCGCGACACCGATCATGCAGGCCGGGTCAAAGCAAAAACCGCCCACGCCACTTTTCTGCCCGATCGAAGGACGGCAGGATCACCGTTGCGACAAAAAAAAGGCGTGCCAAACCGGATGCAGGTTTGACACGCTCTGAAAATCACGGCCCGGGATTGAGATCCGGACCAAACAACTCGCCGATCTTGCGGTTCTTCCCAAAGCAATCATCGTGCGCTGAGAGCAGATCGACGATAAACCGACCAACCTTTTTATCGGTAATCGGCGGGCTCGGATCATTCGGGCGGGGCGCGCACGATGTCAGCTCCCCCGGAACCTCCACCTCGATCACTTCCGTCACCTGAATCGGCTCCGACACCATTGTCCCGCATGCTGTCAAAAAGACCGCGCACAGCAGGACCGACACAGCCATCGTCTGGTGCATCATTCACCCCCTCGATAAAAGATTTGTACCTGGCTTCTGATCGCGAACGCCGATCCCGCTCTTCTGTCAGCGCGACCTCGATCCGGGATCGGGCACGGCGGAGGCGATCAATCGTTTCCATGTTCTGAATATTCGCATCCCGCCAGCGCGCGATCCGGACATCAGCAACCTCGACCCGCGCCATTGCCGCATCAAGGCGAACGGTTTGCACGCCCGCGAAGGCAAACAAACCAACACCCACAGCACCGATCAGCCACCAAAGCGTGCTGCCCGAGAAAAACCCGCCAACCAGCTTTAAAACACCGCCCATTATCCACCCCCGATCATTTGCCCGTACCAACCCCAGATCCGATCGACATAAGTGATCGTCTCGCGAGAATGATGACCGGTCACATCAGGCAAACACGAAACGATATCCCGATACAGAACAGGACCGCCGCACACCTTTTGCGCCTTGAGAAGACTGCCAAGTCCGGCGTTGTAACTGCCAAGCGCAAGACTGTGACGATCCCATTCCGGGCGCGGCGAAGACCACTGCCCCCGGAGCCCAGCCATATAAAAAGCCGCAGCCCGGATTGAGAGCTGCGGCATGAAAGCCGACGCATTCGCCGGCAGATCAATCTGCCCGGAAACCTGTCGCCACGTCCCGGGCATGAATTGGCATAACCCCTGCGCGCCGACAGGTGAAACCGCCCTGGGCTTCAACAAGCTTTCCTGATAACACTGCGCTTTCAAAAGCCGCCAATCAAGCCCAGGCAGATAGCGCGCCGAATGCTGGCGGAATTCTGCGTCAAAGCGATCCGGAAACGATAAGGCCCAGCAAGTGACAGACGGCAAGAATCCGAGCAGACACGTAAATAGAAACAGGCAAATCTTCCGCATTTGATATCCACCTCTTGAAATCAAAACCGGTACGCTTGTCCAAGCCTTTCAGCATCCAGCGCGCGACCAGAAACGCGATCAGCGCAAGTACGATCTGGATACAGGCCGAGACCACGGCAGGCGGAAGGACGTACGCAATCTGAGCGAGAACCGACAGAACTTCCGCCGGCAAGAACTTCAAAATTTGATCCATTTCAGACCCCTTTCCAGCGACCGAGCAAAATGGCCTGTATGCCTTTCGGGCCAAGCCAACCGATGAAGGTCGCAACCCCACAGGCCCCCTCGATGCTCATTTTGAAATAATCGACAACCCCCATGGAAATCGCGAAACACAACACCGCTGTGCCCAATTCCCACCAGAGTTCCCGCCCCCAGAACCGCCGCGAACCCTTGGCAACAAGATTCCGATGCCAGAGAACGCGAGCAAACAAAGTCAGGCCAACGACCGGCCACCAGAATTTCAACGCCGTGAGCCACTCAGGCTCGATATCATGCGGCGGCTTGTCCATGCCGGCACCCCTCCACCAAGCAAGCATTAAAAAAGCCGCCGATCGGCGACTGAGAGAGGGCGCGTTGGGGCAACAAAGATTAAGCCAGGTCAGGAACAGCCGGGAAACCTGTCGAACAATCGAACGCAATACAAGCATCGAGATCCGGCAACGCCTCGATCAAAGCCCAGACGTCATCAAGGTTTTCGATACAATCATCACGCAGAATGGCAACCGTGTCGGCAATCTGGACCATTTCTGCCGGGGTGATTTTCGGTGTCGAGTTATCGGCCATCCGGAACGGGATCAGCGTAGCATCCGACGCAGCAACCCGCCGATCGGCAAGACGACCTTTCTCAGCGATATTCGCACGGCTCATTTCATCGGTTTGCACAAGGTAGCTCTCACCCTCCGCGCGATCCCAGATCCAACCGCTAAACATCGCCATCTTGCAGCAATGCACAGCTTTCTTGCGCAGCTTCGCTTTGGCCGCATCGATATTGATTGGCGAAGTAGACCAAACCAGCGCCGCCGTCTGGTTCTCGCCTTCACCCTCGATCAAAACATCCGGCGAGGAGGCCACACTCTGCCATTCGGTTGAGGGCTTGCTTGTCTGAGCAATCGGCTTGACAAAATGCTCCGCCAGATGGCCGATCGAATGATCCGTCGCCGGCTTGAACTGGCGTCCGGTCACTGAGGTGAAATTCACCCCTTTCTCGTAGCGATTGACCGACCAGTCTTCGTTGAAAATCACATAAAGTGGATAACCCATTTGGTTAGCTCCTAAACAGCATTTGCAAATTTGACCGGCGTCTTGGCGACAGCAAAGCCAGCATATAAACCGCTATCGTTGGTTGATTGCGATGCGTCAAACCACTTCACACCGTTGCCGTAAAAGTCCATGCCCCATGTATCTACGCCAGGTGAAGATATGGAATTCAGAAACTGATTCTGGACATTTGGATTAGATCCAAGGTTGTCTTTGACGAAATAATTACTGCCCCCGGAAAGCTTGCGCCCCATAAACAAATCAGCCTCGAAATCGAGCTGGGCAAACGCACCGTCTGCCGCATCGTCATTCCCTTCGTAAACATACGATTTGGAAAACTGAGGGACGGATCTCTTAATCCAAACACGATAAGTGCCACTCGGCAGGGAGCCATCGACGGTGAATTGATTGACCGTATTACCGGTGATGAAACCGGGATCAGATGTAAATTCAATTCCGTTCAAGCGTCGATAGCCATCGCCACCCTGTGAGCGCAAATATTCGCGACGATCCCCACCCGAAACCGGGAAAAATGTCGCCTCATCCGCGACGCCACCCGCCGAATGATTGACGACAGTCGGAACACCGTTGACATGGTTAATTGTGACCAAAGACATGCCCGATTGGGACGTGCACCTGAATGCACGGTCGATACGCGTCCCTTGATAGCTCACATCAGCACCGACCGCCGCACCGCCAGAGTTAAACGTAAACCCGTCCTCTCCGACGATTTCGCCCGAATTGTCCGCTGTATCGAATGGGTTAACCTGCACGCCACCAATAATCATATTAACGCGCCATTCTTCGGCACTGTCTGTGCGGTTGGTGAGAACCAACGTATCGTCGACAAGAGGATTCCAGTTGGTGGAGAGATCACCACCACCAATGATCTGTTCACGCTGGTAGTATTCGGACGGGTCGAGTATCTGCGGGCAAGAAACCGAACCTGTACTGAGCGCCGCATTGGTGGGCGGTGCAAACCCCCACGGGTTTTGCCCGAAATTGACCTCTACGGTTGGAGAATTCCCATCATCGGAGAAAAAACCGAAATAGAAAGGCGTTTCGCCAAACAACTCAGGCGCAGATATCGCGCCTTGCGGGACCCCATCAATAAAGAACTCGATGGTTTCTGCCGCAGGGTCGGTGTATGCACCAACTTCTTCTGTCGTAAAGCCAGAGCTGTACGACGAGACCACTTCGAAGACTGACAGGGTGCCGTCATCTTCAAGCCAGATTGAACTTTCAGTGGCTACAATTCGATCAGAAAGATCGCTCGAGACACCCAGCACAAGTCTCGATCCGAAAACATCTACTTTGACGGTGAAATATGACGGCTTGTCCCTGTGAATGGGCAGCGTGGCGAAGCCAGAGGCATTCAAGGATAGATAAACCCCTGATGACCTCAAGTTTCCATGGCTGTAATTTCCATCCTTTGGACCATAGGGCAACGCCGCATTAAGGGTCGCGAAGTTGTTCTCGGGAACATCTACGGTCTGCTCGACAGATCCAACAACAGTAAGATCAGCGCCAGCCAAGTTTAGCCCCATGTTCAGAGCATCCGAAAACGGGGCATTAATGACCGCTGGGCCGGAGTAGTTTTTATTGACCCAATGGCCGTCATTGTTGAACCGACCGAAATCCTCCCGCGCTGGCGTCAAGCTGTCCGAATAGACAAAACGGCTAATGTACTGATCTTTGCCCTGCCCCGGTGAACTACTACCACCCCAAGAGCCGATATAATAATCGGTTGTCGTACCAAGATGCGGCATGTCGTAATCAAGGGCAGGGAATGTCCCTGTCAGAAGCATTCTGACCCCGTTAAGCCAAAACTGCACGCGGTCTGAATTGACAAGCGCCCCGGTATTAATGCGAATATGCGGGTTCTTATGAGCAGCCCCGCCGCGCACCTTCCCAACCGTTGCCACACTAAAACCGCCGCCTGAAGTAGGAGCGTTCTGAATCAGAAACTGGTCAGTAACGCCAGGTCCTGCATAGAAGTAATTCGCTCCGCTGAACGGAGTAGGCCCGCAGCAAAAGTGCTGCCGGTTAGCCCCCGGCGCGGTGTCCTTATACCAATAATCAATAACCGCTTCTCGCTGACTTGACGGGGAAAAATTCCCCACCAAGTAATTGCCGCCCTCAGGGAACAGCGACGAAAAATTTTCTGGATCACCCGGATCTCCACAGCCGATCTTGGCATATGCATTTTCCATCATCAGCGACATATCAGACCTCCGAGCGCTGAATGGTGACAACATCAATCACATCGTCGTCAGCGTCGTATTCGAGCATGCAACGGTTGACCGCGCCTGCGTCGTTAACAGGCGCGCTTTTTACACGGTACTTTGTTCCCCAAGTGATGCCGTGACCACCAACACCATCAATGGTCAGTTTGATTTGCGCAGGGCCTGCATCAGGGATCGTTGCCGGGTTGGAAATGTGCAACGCGCCATCCACAACATGCTTGAAGCGGTTACCCGTGGCCGGATCGAACGTTGCGACACCAGCATTGACGATCAGATCAACCGGCGTGGTGTGGAAACCCGCCCCAAGAGTTGCCGGCACAGTGCGCTGTAATGCATCCACCATGCCATCAATTACGGCCTGCGAAATTGCCTTGCGCAATTGCTGCAGATCCGCCTCATCCGCAGGGAGCGGCGTTTCGACGGTGCCAAGGAAATAATTGATCGCATGCTCGATCTCGCGCATCGGATGCTCGATCGCCTCGGCAGGCGGGATTGACCCCTCTACGCCGTTTTCCGGCACCGGGTTAACGTACTGGCGGTCCGGATCTTGGGTATCCCCATTAACTGGCGGCTGATACTGCATCACTCACCCTCATATGACATGGTCAAAAAAGAATGGGCCGGCTGATGCCGACCCAAGAGACATTCCAAATCTTCGGCACGCGATATTCGCGCAAGCGGGTCCTGACCCAATGTCGAGACCCCGACCTTGAACCACGTCACGCGCGGACCCAAAACCCGAACACGCCACCACGCACGCTTGTCGGCAGTCGCGCCAAGCATGTCGTATCGCGTGCTGTAATCATTGCCAGACGTGTTCGCTCCGCCAACTTGGCTTACACCGACCATGAACGGACGATATTCGACGATTTCGACCTCATATCCGAGCGTCTCCGCCAAACTGACAAAGTAACGCGGACGCTGACCGCCCGTCGCACGCAAGCGCGTCAACACGGCGGCACGCCGTTCCTCGATCGGCAGGCCGGTCGTCTGAAAACAGCAATCCGGCAGGCCGACTTGGCGTTCATGATCGGCAAGCATTTCGACTGCCCGGGCCGGTTGGCTTTCGATAATCAGGCGCTCTGCCGTGATATCGACATCGACCCATGTCGCCACCTTCCCGATCAGGAATGCATGGCCGACACCATCGTAATCACGAAAACCCTGCCATGCCGCCCCGGGCGGAAATGCCCCGGCGATCACATCGGCATATGCTTCAAGACGCTCACGCGACATAGGACACCGCCCCGATTACCGGAATTTCGCCAATCTCACAGACCACATCACCAGCAGGCACCGTCATCTTGTGCCGGTCTTCGCCCGCTGCGATCGCAACAGCCTCAATCAGCCAGCTTTTGCTGACAGTGACACCGGGCTCGCCACGCCGGTAAAGCATGTCGCGAATTTCCGCCTCGATTGCCGATCGCGTTTCCGGTGTATCCGGGTCCAGACCGGAGATCGTGACATTGATCGGCTTGGCAATTGGCACAACAACGAACAAATCGCCAGTAACCGGGCGCTCCGCATTAATATGCGCCGCGACAAGGTCCACATCCGCCGCAGTCGGGATGCCTTCGGAATCTGCCCGAAGCTTATCCATCATGAAGCGGACGGTTACGGTACCAAGCCCCATTTCGCGCGGCGATGGCCAGACACGAGAAACCCCGGAAACTTCCTTGGCCCACTTGACATAGTCATCCTGATTGCCGCCGTGCGGCGGCGTTCTGATCCGGTCAAGGATGCGTCCGCGATAGTGCTCACTAATACCCTTTCGACCGTCAAGCTCCGTGTCCGAACCACCTGAAAAGCCCGCAGATGAAACAACAAGAACCGGGTCAACACCCTCGACCGGCGAGGTCAATGTCAGCTTTGCGCCCGCTTCGAGGTTTCCCGCTGCACCGGGATCCACAGCAACAAATGAAGCGCTAGCCTCGCCGGAACCATCAAGAACAACACCCTCGACCAACCGAAACTCGGTGCCAGACTTGTCGCGTGCAGTCTGCGGAACAGGGAAAGATGCCCCAGCAAGACCCGTGGCACTCACAGAACCGCCGCCACGGGTCGCCTGATTGCGCTTTACACCCCAAGTGTAGCCATGGGCATCAAGGTTTTCTTCCGTCGCATACAACACCATCGTCTGAGCGGCGACATGATCGATGTATCCGTAAGCCCCCTTCGCGAGAAGGCCATCAACATAGGGCATGGCAGGAACAGGACCCTGCCCGACCGTAACACCCTGACCAAGCTCCCCCTCATAGTGTGCCTTGGATGTGGCGCGCAATTCAGCGAAATCCGGCGTCTGGAAACCTGTCAGTTTGCTCATGAGTTGCTATCCATCCATTTCCAGATATCAGAGTAACGGCGCTCAAAAACGGGCAGGTTTGGCCGCTCAATCAGCGCCCGACCCGAAATCACCCACCGGCCAGCATCGCGGTCGCGGGACGCCTCGAAGGTTGCCGAACTTGCAAACCCCTGATCGACGATCCACTGCAAAGCTTCCGTCCCGTATTCGCGCACGCGCGTGACCGTTTCCGGGGTGATGATCGCGCGATTTAAAAGCCAGAAACGAGACCCGACTTTCATGCCCGGGATCGCGGGCCAGGTATCCCCCCAGAAGCCGCGACGACCCTTTCCATCTGGCAATTCGTCATCATCACGGGCGCGCTGGTCGGTAAACAAGGACACCGTGACGGCGGTTTCCAGACCGTGATCCGTATCAAGACCACCAGAACCGTCACCCAAAAGCTGCAAATCAAAACGCCCCGCCTCGTTATCGAAGCGGAGCGACATGTCGGTAATCAAATTTGGCATTGATCACATTTCCTGATTGGGGGATCCCGTCGGGCCACCATTGTCGTTTTCAGGGTGGTTATGCCCGTTGTGGACTGACCGCATGCCGGCCACGGTCCGCGTGTTTCCATCATTCGTTTGGTCGGTAATGTCTTGAGCGACCTCCAAATTCCCACCAATCTTGACGTTTTGGGTGAACTCCCCCTCGGGGGTTTCGAAGATGATTTTCTCGGTCGCGACAACCCGCAAGACCTTGGTTGTCAGAACAGCCTCCTCTCCGCGTTTAAAGGTGAAAGTCTGCCCCTGATCGTCATACAACCCAACCTCACCCGGGACAGACACACCGCTCTTTGACCGGTGCCGCCGGTCCATCGGCGGCAAGCCGACGACCAAGTTGCGCTCTAGCTGTAGCGCCAACATCTCAGCGCCCCGCCCATTTGCATCCACCGGCAGAGGATATTGATCAAACCCGTAATGGTGCATGATCAACACATCATCCGGCGTCTCGCCGGCACGGCCCGAGGCTTGCGCGATCATCGCACCACTGCCCTCGGTCAGACGGCAACGACGGATGACCGCCCGAAAAAGCATATTCTCGACGCGGCGAGACAAACGATTGAGAATATCCTCAAACATCAAGAACCCCCACTGACCGCAGCTCGCAACGCGGCATATTGAGCATCGCCTTCCGCCTCTTTGAAAACGGGCTTCGGAGCCCAAGCAGATAACGGCTCAAGCGACAATGACGTCCGGTAACCGCCAGCATCCTCATCAAGCATCAAAGAGACCGACACGATCAGCATGTCGGAGCTGATCTTGTTTTTCTCATCCTCGACAGGGACGACGATACCTGGCTTCCAAAACGAGCCGCCCGATGTTTGCCGCCAGCCTTCAAGCTGGTAGCTGACACCGGTCGAAAGACCGATACGGCGGGACGCCTCCCATTCCACACGCGCCTTTAGCTGCGCGGAAGTTCCGGCACCATCTGAGGTCAGGATCGCGGGGCGGTAACGTTTGACCGCCTCGTCAATCGCAACCGCCTCAGACTGGGCAGCGGAAAGACCAAAATCCATGTCCGACGTTGCCGCCTGAGACCGCATGATCAGCCGGCTAAATCGACCGGACATATCGAAAGATCCGCTCAGCTCGACGATGTTATTGTCCAGCCGCAACTGACCCGTTTCGGTATATCGGTATCGAAGCACGGCCTCCGATCGCGCAAAACCGGGACGCCCGATCACGACACCACCATCGGTACCGGCCCACGCATTAAACCCGCGCTCTCGACAAATCCGGTCAATAACTTGCGAAACGGTTTCACCTTGCTCGACCTTGATCCGGTCAAACCTGTCGCCTGTTTGATCAACCGCAGACACGCCGACACCGAACGGACGACACAATTCCCGGCAAGCATCCAGCAACGAAACATTGCGCAGCTCTCCGCCTTGGACGATCGCAGCGCAATCGACCAAATCCCCGGACTTTGAACGCCCACTGATCCGTGTCCCTTCCCGATCGGGAACCGTCGACGTGTCGACACGGTCAAGCCAGCCCGTGAGAAGATCCTCATCACCGCAACGGACCTTGACCGACATATCCCCCACATCTTCGGGCGAGAAATCATCAACCGTCAGGGCAAAGCTGCCGGCGATATCCTTGATCGACATATTGAGGGAGCATTTCTGCCAACCATCATAAATCCGGCCATTCAGCTCGACCTCTGGAACATCACTCATCAAGAACCTCGACCGGAGCCCATGACGGCACCAAATTCGGATGCGCCAGATCATTGCGGCGAACGATCTCGCCTGCCCGGGAAGCATCCCCATAGAGACGATAAGCAGTCACCTCGGACGGCTCAGTAAGCCACGGCAGATCTTCGACGACGTTCGCCTTGCCAGCACCAGCTTCGCGCGTGAAATCAAAAACCGCCGATCGGACCGATGAAAGGGCGGCAAACACACCACCATCCCCCTCGCCAGCAACATCACTGCCAGCGCGGTCAATTTCGGCATCGATCACGTTAACGAAACCCTCGGTGATAGTCTGAGCCTGATTGTAGGAGAGGAAGGTATATTTCGGCAGAAGCTCTGTCGCCATTGAGATCGATGTTCGACGCACGAACGAACCAAGTGCAGACCTGTTGATCGCCTCAATACCCCGCGTTGCCGTCGAGATCGGGACGTCGATCCCAGACGCCTCGAACGCCCCCAGAGACAAGAACCCGCTAACACCGTCGTCAATAGATGGAACGGCGGCAGACAAAGCGGAAAATCCAGCCGACAATCCGGTCGCGATATCCAAACCACCACCGGTTAAAGCGGTAAGACCAACCGCACCGATTTCCGAGATCGCATCCTGCATGGTCGAGCTGACACCGAGCGCAGTGAAGACCTGACCACCAACCTGATCGGTTAGCGCCCCGATAACATCCCCACCAGCTTGACGAACGAACCCCGGAACGCCATCGGTAACATACGAGTTAACGAAAGCGTTCTGGGCAGCCAAACCAAGAGCGGACGATTTTTCAGTAAGCTGGAAGGCAGAAGAAATGCGACCAGCAGTAAAACCGCGCTCGGTGTTTTCGCCAACCTCTTCGAAATTGATCGTGAAGCTGGCGACGCATTCTGCATCGAAACTCTCATCAAGGTCATAGGTCACAACCTTGACCCGGCGCTCGGCAAAGCGGCCACCAAACGGGTCGACAAACGTACCTGGCCCCGCAGCATCTAGAGCCGCGACAAGCCGGTCCTTTGCCTCAAACCCGTCAGACGTCAAGACAAAGGCCGGCACACTGAATGAGCGAACCTTTCGCCCTAGATCCTGTGCCTCGGCCTGATCGCGGTTTGGGCGCTCAATTGTCGGGCCACGACGACCAGACGTTAGCTTGCGCGATTTGGTATGGAACGGAACACCGCGAAAACTGCCTTGACGCAAAAGATCCTCAAACGCCATATCAAACCCCCGGCAACCCGCGCGCCACTTGCGACAATTGATCGAGCGTACTACCGCCTGAAAGCGAACCTCCACCCGGAATTCCGGGCATTGCCGGGACAGGCTTTGTGGCGATCAGATGCTCGATAAACATACTTTTCTTAGGACCCGATCGGGAGGTTTTGAGTGCATCACGCATTTCACGCGCGAAATACGCCGCCATACGCCCCTCGACCACCCCGCTCATTGTCTTCTCAAACCGCCAGCGCGGCCTGATCCTTCGGGAATCCTGAATAACCCAAAGGAGCGACAGCGGGGTGCGCTTGCCCTTCTTTTGACGGACAAAAACGCCGCGCTTGCCGCGACCAAGATCAACAACAAACGGCTTTTGCTTGGCATACCCTTGCTTATTACGCTTGGAGCGCCGCGCTCCGGGGTATGTCCTGTTAGCCTTGAGATCCTGCCGAACCTTCTGCTTGGTAAATCGCCGCGCAACACGACCCTCTTTGGATTTCCGGGTCCTTGCCCCCAAACCCGGAATCCACGACCCCTCGCCCGATTTGCCGCGACGGGTACCGCCGACCTCTTGGTCCTCAAGAAACCAAAACGGCGTCCCGATCTCGGACTGGATCACGGGCTGAGACTTGTTGCTCGGCTTGACCCAAAGAGCCCTGCGCCCGCCGCCAGAGGCCTTGAGGGACTTTTCTCGAATGGTGAAACGACGCGGAAGTTGGTCAATTACAACATCCCGCCCCTCGTAAGTCAGACGGTTGATCGTGCGCGAGAGCGCATAAGGAACATGCTTTTTCTCCAATTCCGTCAAACGATCGATCACATCATCGATGTTGGTCGCGTAATCGAGATCAAGCATGTCACCCTCAAATCTTAGCCCGCACCGAGCCCCGCCAAACTCGGACCAGTTTTCAGATTGGTTTCAAGACCAATCCCACGAGACGCTGACCGGACAACCCGAGCCTCTTGGGCACCACCACCGACCAGCTCGATCGTTATCTTGCCCTCGGGAGCCTCCGGCACCGTCACGACGTTGCGGGTTTCAACCCGCGCATTCGCCACACGCTGCGCTGTTTGAGCGATAGACGGATCAGAAACCGGACCAGATTCCTCACCAGCGCCCGTGTCCGCCACTGCAGCATCGCCTTGCGAGATCCCCAACCGGTCGACAACCCAATCAGGGAGAACAGAAACCATCGACCGGATCTTGCCTTCGATAATAGATGCCAGGTCAAATCCGGTGATGTATTCAACCAGCCCCGTGAAGCCATCATACAAGAGGGAAAACGGGTTAAATTCGGCCATATAGGCCATTATTCCGTCGATAAAACCGTTTTTAAAAGCACCGCGGACTGCTTCGATCTTGCCCGTAAAGAAGGACACGATCCCATCCCAATTGTCATAGATCGCGTAAACCGCGCCCGCAATCAGACCCGCCGCCAGAACGATCGGGTTTGATGCAAGGACCCACCCGAGATTGGCAAAGGCCGTGCCAACGCTCAGAAGCGATGCGATGAACGGGCCAGCCATCAAGGCCGCAAAACCCAGCGCCGCATTCTGCCAGCCGCCAAGAAAATCAACGATACTTGCGCCATATCCGATCATGCTCTCGATCGAGGAAATGAAGCTCATAATCGCCTGACCTGCAGGCGTCGTGCCATCCTTCGCTACCGTGAACCACTGCGACATGGTAGCCGACACACCTATAATCGCCGCGCTAAGGCTCTCGACGATTTGCGGACGCATCGAGATAACGAACTCTTTCATCTTGGCAACCAATGGCGTCAGGACGGGAAACAAAGCCCCCATCAAACCGTTCCGCACACCGGTAACCGACTTACCGAAACTATCCATCGCGTCGTTGTAAGCTTCGGTGTCTTTGGCTGCCTGCCCGCTGATCATGCCGAGATCGGTCATTTCATCGAACAAACGCTCCAGTTCGGCCTGCGGCTGAGACAGTAGCTGAGCCATCGCTATACCACTCTCGCCGAAAAGCTTCATCGCGGCTGAGGTTTTCAGCGAAGGATCTTCGATCTTGCTGAATGCAGCCTGAAGCTCTGGCAGCAACTCATTGAACCCCCGAACCTCTCCACTTCCGTCACGGAGAGATATCCCCATAGCGTCAAAAATGGGCTTAGCCCTACCGATCCCGTTAGCCGCATCACCAACATTCTTTGACAAATCGCGGAAGCTTTTCATCAAATCCGCATTCGTCATGCCTGCGGCCTGATTTGCTGCATGCTGCCATTGCTGCAACTGCTCGGTGGTCAGCCCAACACGACGGCCAAACTTGGCCAGAACGTCCGCATCATCCGCCCCGCCATGTATCCACGCCAGCAATCCGCCACCGAGCCCGATACCGGCCAACCCCAAAAGCCCAGCTCCAACCCCGGAAATATGCCGACTGAGGCCGACAAACGACGTCCCGAGACGGCGGAAGCCATCGGTGATCTTATGGAACCCAAGACTGCGGGAAACCGCTGCAGCACGGGCGCGGATAACGGCAAGCATACCTTGCACACGGCGCATTGGCCCTGCGACCCGTTCCCGGGCATTCAGGATCATGCTAACGACGAAATTCTTACCCATTGTTCAGACCTTCCACAGCGGAAACCTGGCGCTGTGCATCTTCTTCATAGGCCTCGATGCACAGCGCAATGTCATCAAGTGTCATGTCGCGTATTTCCTCAGGCTTCCACCCGAACCGCGCGACAAACACCTTGATTACTGAGCGGATGTCTTCCGGGACGGCTTTGGGAAAAAACTGAAAGCGATCGCCATAGAACGCAGGGAATCCGCCGCGTCCAGATCCCCCAGCTTCACCAAGCTAATCCGGTCATCACCAAAAATCAGAGGATGAACAAATTCCCGGGTTGCCGAGAAGACCTTGCTTGTGCCTTCGATTTTTTCCAAACGGTCCAAATCTCGCCCAACCGGGCGACGATACTCGATGTGAGTGATTTCCTCGGTCCGCTTGCCAGAGCTATCCTCGACCGTAACCGTGAGCGGGTACTCGAGCGTTTGGACCTTACGCCCAAAATCACTAGGCTCAACCCACCCCTCAAGGTCGATGTCTTCTGGATTAAAGTCATCACTGGTTTTCATGACACCGCCCGCGCACTATTGCCTTCAAAACGAACCGTGAGGCTGTTTTCCGAGGCATCGTTATCAGCCGAACCCACTTCATCACCAGAATTCATCACGATCGTGCGGTCAGCACACTCGAGTTGAATTTCTTGGGACGTAGCATTCGTCACATCGTCCGACGACTGGCCCTCATCGAGGTAAATCTTCACCTCAATGAAGGCCGGACGAGCCTTCTCACTATAACCTGCCCGCTTTCCACCACCCATGATGGATTCACGCTGCTTGCCGCCCAAGTTGTACGTCGCTGTCTCTGCGGTCGTGTACGACACACCCGCAACCTTAAGGGATCGAACCCCTGCTACCGTTGGCATAATTCAATCCCCCATCAATAGTTGCGGAAATCTAGAGAGAACGCGATCTTCGACGCGAGGACATAGAGTGGATTCGTAAGATCCGGCTCATAAATCACGTTCGCACGGAATGCGTCATTCGGCGATTTGGACACCGTCAGACGTTTTTCAAACTCCTCAATGCTCTCGACCAGACCAAAGCCCTGCAGGTACTCATAGTGCGACACCAAAGTCCCTTTGATTTGACGCGGCGATACGTGCGGCACCGCATCATCAATGGCGGTGCCGTCATTGACCAGAATCGGGCGCAAAGACATGATGCGCGAATTCACCACACTGCGCATCTCATCACGAAGACGACCGAGCTGCGCGACAGTGTTCAGCAGAAGATAAGCCGCCGATTCATCGCCAAATTCGTTTGTCTGATACATCGTGATCGGCATATTCAGACGAACTTTGCCGTCCGCCCCAACGTCCGTGACCGTGATACCAGCGAACATCAGAGTGTTCTTATCCGAGAAGGTGAACAGGCTGCTTTTCGGCGGGGCCATTTCACCGATAAGCTCAACCCCATAAAGCGGTCGAGCGGGATGATTAAACAGCTTCGCCGAAGCCTGCCCCATATAACGTGCAGCCTTCAACCAGACCGGACCTGGCGCATCAAAACTCTCGACCGTCGTAACAAAACGATCATTACGAGGAGAACCATATGTGACCAGCTCGCTAAGCGTACCACGGCGACCGGTGAAGCCCTTGACGTCAACCTCGGAACCGGCAGATTGCTGTCCTTCGAGCCATCCGGTCGCGGCATCAAGCGTCGCACTATCCGCCCAAGGGAAACCGATATAGTTGAACTTGTCATCACCGATGACCGCCAACGCGCCGGCAATATCCGGATTGCCAGACCCGCCAGTCAGGAAACCGGCATCAGAAACCGCAATCGAGACACCATCCGGCACCTTCTCGCCATTCAGAATGCCACGCAGCGCAACCTGAATGCGCACATCGTTACCAACTTCACCAGCGTTCTTCGCGGTAAATGTCACAACACCAGCCGCTGCAGCCGCAGTTACCGGAAGGTCGGGCTTTGCTGACACAGCCGCCACAATAGAAGCAGCAATATCTTCGTTGGTGTCATCCACCGAAACCCCGACAAACACGCGCTCAGCCGCCACATAGACAGCCAGAGCGCGGCTCTCGGTTGCAGTGCCGGTAACGGTCAGAGTACCGGACGCCTTAACGCCTGCAACAAGATCCGCCATCGGCAGCGCATACAAGGTCATCGTGTCGTTGTTTTCGCGAAACGCCTTGACCATGAGCGCTAGGTTCGAACCCTTGCCAAACAGGTCACCAGAGGAATCGCCGGTGCCGGGAACAATGACAAGCTCATCATTATCCGCAGTACCCGTCGCAAGGCTCTGACCGATCAGCAGCGCAACATGGTTGGCCGTGAAGCCATCAGCGCGCGAACCATCAATCTCGAAGTAGGACCCCGCAACACGCGTGTTGATCGGGATCTCGTTAAAGACTTCATTTGGGATCGCCATGGTTTACCCTTTTTTCTCTGCCTTAGCGGCACCCTTCACAGGGACCAGATCACCGAACTTGCCACCGGGAATACCACCAGCACTGACAGGCGGCAGCAACCGGATCACGCTCGGATTGCGCAAATCCTTGTCGGAGAGTTCGAACTCGCCGTCGGGATAGAAACCACCCTTGACCGGGTTAACCACCCGGAGCGGCATGCCATCGACCTCTCGGTCGGGATTAATCCGCACCTTCATTACTCACTCGCTCCTTGCTGAATATCGACACCCTGCAGCTCACCCGCAGAGATCGAAACGACACGCGGGCGAGTTAGCTCACCCGACATTGAAATGATTTCACCAACCAGCGGACCGCCGTCGCGATGCACGAACTGCTTGATCTCGACCTCCGGCGGCCTCTTCCACAGCTTGCGGAAATCACCATCGGCAAACAGGGCTTGGATGATCGAGGTCGTTTCTGCCTCCGCGACAGCACACCAATTATTCAAATCACGAACATGAACCTCGATCGAAAGACTGACCGAGGGCATGAACTGCCACGCCGATCCGATCGGCGACATACCGTCGGCAGGCGCGTAGATGCTGACCGCCTTTTCCTGATCATCCGGAATTTCAGTGACGCGCCCGATAACCGCGGCAGGACTGTCAGGCCGCGCTTCGATCTTGGTTTTGACGAAGGCCATCAAGTCTGATCGGGCATAATATTCAGACATTGCCAACCTCACCCTTGATTAAACCGACCTCGATCCAACCAGTATCATCCGGGTCGATCTGATCGATCGTGAAAGACCCATCGGGGAGATCCACATAATCCCCCTGCTTAACGTTTGGAGCCTCCGACAATCGAAATGCGCCTGAGTATTCGTAGGCCTGATATTCGGCCTCGCCACCCCCAGATTCCGGACCTGCAGTGTGCCGATAATCAAATTCGGACACCGTAGACGTTCCACCGGCACGATGACGAATAGTCACCTGCTGACCGAGAACCTTGGAAACCGGCTCATTCAACAATCGATCAAAATTGATCATGAAAAATCACCAAACAAAAAGCACCCGCCCCGAAGGGCGAGTGCCGATAGCCAGGTCAAATCAATGGACCGTCAGGACTACTTGCCCGCCGCATTCTCAGCAGCAACAAACTTTTCCCAAGCCGCGTCACGGCGCTTTGCCGTAACCTCAAGACCGGTGAGTTTTTCCAGCGCTTCGACCTTCGGACGACCATCAGCCGTGAAATCTTCCTCGGCGACATTTTCCATCACCGCAAAGATCTGATCGACTGTGGCAATATCCGGATCAGGCTCCACAACCGGGGCAGACGGTTGCGCAGAAACTTCCAAATCGGAAGCCGCAACAGCCTGCTTTTTGTCGATCAGATCCTTGGCTTCAGAAGCCAGAACCTCGACCGACTTTCCCGCAAGGTAGACAAAACGCTCGCCCTTCTTGTCGCGACCTTCAAGGGTGATTGTAGGCACAATGCTCTGCTTTTTTGTAGCCATCACCACCTCCTTACAAGACCGTCGCGCGGAGCGACGCGTTGACATTACCCGGGACAATCAGCGGACGCGATTGCGTCAGCACAGATTCGATCGACGGGTTGTCTTCCTCAATGATTTTCGGGAAGTATTCCATCGGCATGTAGCCGGCACCCTTGTCCAGAATCGCACCGTGCGCTTGCACACCCTGAATGCCGGCACCGACAATAACGACCTCGTCAGCGCCGAGATACGGAACCTCGTTACCGTCATCATCTTCATAGGTTTCCGCGTAGACGAAGATGTTCAGATCGCCAAGTGTTCCGGCAAAACGAACCGAGTTAACCGAGATCGGCCCGATCTCGATCGAGCTTGACGTGCCACGACGGTTATCAAGCAGCTTCATGAACGCTTCATTCTTGCGCATCGCCGACCAAACAGTCGGGGAGACGAAGACATCAAGCGCAACAACACCAGATTTGTTCTGAATGTCAGCGACCCAAGCTTCAAGGTCACCAATAATATCCGCGCCGGCTTCTGACCAGAGATTTGCCGGGATCAGAGCCTTGGTCAGCAGAGGGTCGCGGTTAAAATCAACCGTCCGAGACGGATATTCAGGACCTTCCACAACAACCTGACCCGTGCGAAGAATCTGCCAGCCCATCCAGAGCTTGCGACGCATGATTTCATTGCGGTGATCCATCAGAATTGACGCAACCTGCGCATCACGCCGCTGATCGGGCGACATGCTACCTGCGCCGAGAGCCTCACCTGGCATACGCGTAAGCAAGCGCTCAGGGTCGACAACGTCCATCGGCTTGAGGGTTGCAGGTTTGAAGCTCGTAGTCGTGAAACCTTCGCGAATTCCCGCCTTGGCCTTTGCCGTATCCATGACAAACGGGGCGAGTTTTTTGCCTTTGATAACTTCATCAAGAGCGATCGCCGATTTGTCAGACAGCATCAGCGCGCCGAAATAGCGATCAAGGACGAACATGTCCGGCGCCGAGAAACGCGTCAGGACGCCGAGAAGATCGGTAGTGCTATAGGTATCCATCGGACCCCCCGTTTAAACAGCGAACAGCGGGGCCAGGTCGAGCTTGGCGCGGAGGGACGCCTTTGTCCAACCAGAACCAACCTGCAGTCCGCTGTAATGGAAAATGCCGGTTTTATAAACCGGGGCTTCGATATCGCCGCCGCTGGTATCAAGAGCGGACGTCAGAACCGCAATCGGGGTTTCGCTGCCATCGGAAGCACCCGACGCAGAGAGAGCCAGCTTCCCAGACGCGGTGACACGGCCCAGAAGCGCGCCTTTTGCCAGATTCTGACCGGAAGCAATCACTTCCGGTTCGGTCACCAGCGGATAATCGCCAGCGATGAGGTTTGGCGGAGTATAAGTTTCCGTGGTCATGGCTTAGCCTTTCGCCTTGCAACCCGTGGCCGCAGCATAGTTTGCGGCGATGGTTTCTGCTTTCGAGGGACGGTTTTCTTTACCGTCATCGCCGCCGTCATCACCGATGACATCGTTCGGCTCATTGTTCATGGCAGCACCGAGGGGATCGGCAACAGCAACAGGAGCCTTTGACAGCGCTGCAACTGCGGCCTCGACCGACATGTCGGTCTCGTAAGCGAAGTGTTCCGCAAGTTCCTTGCGGCCTTCCGCTTCCTTGCTGCTCATAATGCCGGCAATGCGCTTGCGCTCACCACCGATCGCCTCTTTGGCGTCGACACCTTTCGGAGCCTCGGCACTGGTATCATCCGGATTGATATCGCCCGGACGGTTACCGTCGTTCGGTTCATCCATTTCAGAAGCATCCTTGCTTTGAATAGGTCCAATGACTGTCCGTCCGGACAGCTTCTCAACAAAGTCGGACATCGCCGACTTACTGGACTGCACCGCGTCGGCGAGCCCAATCTCGACCGCCTCTTCGGCGGAATAGCACTGCGCTTCGGTCGCCAAGACATCCTCAACGGATAGCCCGGAACGACCTTTGACGACTTCCTCGGCAAACAACTGTCGGGTAGCCTCGACATCCGCCGCGACACGGGCGCGAACATCTTCGGGCAATGGCTCAAACGGGTTGCCGTCTGCCTTGTGGGTACCTGCAGCAATGATTGTGACCTTGACACCGCTTTCATCGAGGCGCTTGGAGAGATCAGCATGCATCGTGATCACGCCGATCGAACCAACACCGCCTGTCTTCGGAACCATCAACCGGTCGGCTTGGCTACCAATCCAGTAAGCGGCGCTATAGGCTTTTTCGTCTGCGACTGCCCATACCGGCTTTTTTTCCCGAGCTGCCCGGATAGTCTCGCCAAGCTCAAGAACGCCGGACACCTCGCCGCCCGGACTGTCGATGTCAAGCATGATCCCCTTGACCGCGCCGTCAGCAACCGCCCGATCAATCTTCAATGCGATGCCGTCATATCCGGTCATGCCGCAGTGGGGGTGAAGCCCCAACCGGTGAACCAAAGTATCGCGTACGGGGATCACCGCCACACCATCCATCACACGATAATAGTTATCGTACTGATCCGACCGCGCTTTGACGCTGGTAACGCCAGCCATCAAGTCGGTCACAGAATGGACAGTGTTTTCATCGACGATGAAACCGTTCGACATATTCGACCGGGTCATCAGATACGCTGTCAGGTCACGCGCACACTCAGGCGTAACAAGAAGGGGACGGCTTGTTAGCCGCCCCCATAGGTTTGCAAAGACAGGATTCATTCTACGTTCCCCGCAACTGAGCCCGCCGCCCGATATCCTCAAGCCGCGAGACATGCGCGTTTACAGTGTCGCCATTCTGATCTTCGACATAGACAACCTCGGTCTGACCAGACCCGGGGTAGACCAAGCCACGCTCTTCGAATTCGTCTTTCTCGCGCGCCCGTTGATCAAGGATCTCGCGATAGTCCGATCCCTGCTCCGCCGCCTCGGTCTGCAAGGTCGACAGATTGTTTTCCATCCGGATCTGGGAAGCGTTTGCTTCCTTGACCGGATCAACCCAACCGCGACCTGGCCCGATCCAGTTACCACGACACCAAGCCGCAGGGTTTTCCCAGAAGCGCGGCGTGCCGGGCGGGATATCGATGTTGCCTTGGCTGATATGCTCCTCAAGCCAAAGCGCGAAGATCGGTGTTGCAAACCCGTTAGCAAAGTGACCACGGCGCGTTGTCAGGAATTTCCAAGACTTGAGCATCGCAGCCCGGGCCGAGGAATAGTTGGTCCCCGACCAGTCGTTGGCGAACTCCTCGTATGACTGCCCCAGAGCCGTTGCCGCGTGGCGCAGAGCATTCTGGATGAACACCTGAAACGCTGCGTTGTCGCGATTTCCGTGATTGAAGTTGAAAGATTCGCCTGCGAACAAACGATGCACCTTGGACCCACCGAACAACACGGGGTTCGCCTCGGCAAATGCGGATCTCTCAGTTTGATATTGCGAGATCGCGCCTTCGTCTTCGCTGACCTCATCCATGATCGTCTTGTCGAACGGGCTCTCAATGAAGGCTGCAAAGATCGCATTGATCAGCGCTGCCTCTTGCTCCGAACGCTCGTAGTCATCGGCGACCTTGAGCTTTTCGATCGCGGGACCAAGCAATCCCCGCCCGCGCGTCTGCCCAGCCTGTTCAACCTCAAAGAAATGAATGACACGGGACCGGCCCCACTTGGTGCGCGCCTTCACACGCTGCCAAGTCTGGTTATTCAGCGACCAAGGGTCGTTCGGATGTCGAGACCGGAAATGGTACGCGATCGGCGCACCGTATCCATTGATCTCGATACCGTTCCGCAACCCCTCCCCATTGAACTTGCCATAAGGATTAGACAGCCGATCAGGATCGACAACCTGCACAGCAGTCGCATAGGCAGAGGATCGCTTGGGGAACCAGTGCGCCAGACAGATGGCGTCCCCCTCGCCCATACGATGGCGAAAGCCGAGGCCAAGAATGCCGGCAAGGCTCAACCGACCGCCTGCATCAAGCGGTCGACGAGGGTCGTTTGCATAGTTGTGGAATGCGCTCTCGGTAGCCGCGACAAACTCTTTCGCCCAATCTCGATCGAGACCGAGTGCCTTGAGGTCAGGATTCCAATTGAAGCGGAAGCTCGCACCGATTGCCTCATCGACTTGGCGCTGCACGGCACCGGACAGCCAACCGTTTCGATCGACAAGATCCCGAACACGGGCCACCATCCGATCACGACCAGACGATATGCGATCGTCGGCAGAGCGAAGGCGCGGAGACCAGCCAGCAAGCGAACCACCAACCGAACCACCCCCACCAGAACGAGGGACAGCAAAGGTTGAGGCCGACTTTTTCATTGGCAAACCGTCAGCACCAAGGATTGTGACAGGATTAGTCATCGGCGACCTACCAGATACCCGCGCCGAAACTGCCCCAAAGCAAGTTTCAGCTCTTGAATTCGACGATCAATGAGATCGATCTGCTTGGCCCGGTCCCCATATTGAACCGAACGACCGTTGGACCCGACACCCGACACCCACTCGTCGGTAATGATGGCCTTCTTTCTGGCCTCAAGGCCCGCAAGTTCGGCCTGCATTTCTGCTTTTGTCGCCATCGATCAGCTCGCATATTGTCGAGCGCGACGCATGGCCGGTGAAAGTTCCGGCTCTTTTTTCGTCGGCAGCTCTTTGTTCTGATTAACCAGCACCGGGGGCGCTGGCGGCTTTAGAAGCAGATCCTCAAGATCCATTTGCCCGGTGTCCGGGCGAGTTTCTCGCTCGCTGGTCATCCGATCCCAAGTCTCGGGCGGCATATCCCGCCACCCTTTGGTGATCGCTGCTGCCTCGCCGTAAATCGCCGTATCAAGGACCTCGTTTCGGACCCCATCACCCTTGACCCACACATATTCAGGCGGGGCACCAAGGGTTTTTGACTTTTTCGCGACGCGCTTTTCCGAGGTGTACTGCTCGAACCATTCGTCATCAAAGCCGCTGGCCAGAGCAACGTAACCACGCTGCAACGGGTCGGTTTTTTCCAAGTTCCGGTAGAGCGACAGCTTGAACTTACTGACACACAGGTTATAGAACGGACGCCCACGGCGCTTTTTCTTGCGCCCTTTCCGGTCGCGCTCTTCCTTTACCTGCGCAATGAGCGGCGCTGTTTCCCCACGGCGACCACGGATAACCATGACCTTCGTGCGGGAATGCGATTTCGCCCAATCAAACACGTCCTCGGTGTAAGCGTTGCCGTCGATCGCCATCATATCAACGGCGATTTTGTTGCCGGCTGCATTAGGCCAGGTCGATTTGATCAGATCATCAAGACGCTTCTGGGTTTCTTCTTCTCCGATGAAACCATCGATTGTACCGTATTCAACCGTCGCCTTCCGCAAGTCAGGACCAAACGCCTGCAGGTGCCATTCAAGGCGATCGCCCTGCACGTCGACACCCAACGTCAGAAGCGGGAAGCCCCAAGGAATAATGCCCCGGCGATGCCCCGTTTCATCAGCACGCTTTTTCAGCTCGTCAAATGGCGGCGCTTCGCCTTGGACCTCGTAAGGCAGACCAAGAACGTCGTTGTAGAAGGTTTTCTCCGAATCTGGATCACCTTCTGACCTGATTGCTTCCTCAGCAATTCGCTGCCACGACATCAATGGCGCATAGGCCGACCAAACGTAGAAGCTTCTGTGCGAAGCTTTAAGTTCGGGCCGTTCTGCAACCCAACGCCCTCGCTTCATCATGTTTTGACGATGGCGCTGTTCGATCACGCAGCCATTGTCCGGACAGACAAAATGCGATTTCGCGGGGTTGTCACGATCGACAGCGAAGTTTTCCCATTCGAGCGAATGATAGACGCCACAAGACGGGCAAGGAACGTGGAACCGCTCCTGAGATCCGGCTCGATAGTTTCTCGTAATCCGACACCCGGGCCAAACCAACGGCGTCGAGTTCTTGAATATCTTGCCTTCCTCAAACGCCTGAGATCGCGAGTTCGCCAAAACCTCGGGATCACCCGCGACAGGATCGTTCACCCATTTCGCCAAGTCGTCCTGCACCTGGCGCTTCATCGAGATCATGGACAGGCTTGCTGGAGACGATGCCCCGGAAACCTGAATACCGCCCCGCATATCTCGGCGCTCGATGTAGTCCCATGTCCCTTCGTTGCGGCCATAGGAAAATGCGCTCAATGCGGCGGGCATCTTCATAATCATGGGGCGAAGCTTTGTCTTTGCCCAGCGGATAGCGTTCCCTTCGGTTGGGTGAACGTACAAAAAGAACCCGGGATCTTGCAGAGAGGTCCCGAGCATGAAAGCCTGCGCCAAGATCGTTCCACCGATCTGCGCTGATTTCTTCAATGTCACGATGCGGCACGGATCTTCCGGACCGAGCGCTTTTAGAATTTCCGCAAAAAACGGGAAAAGGTCGCCGTTCCATGGTCCCGGAAACTGACTGTCCGAACCAAACGACACATTGTCGGTCGCCCATTTATTCAGATCGACTGGTGCCGGCGGCTCAAGAATGCCCGCAAGGCTGTCAACGACAAGATGATCCGGGTTTCGCAAAAGAATGGACATCGCGTTTCCTATCAGGCCGCGCTGCTGTCATCCCCGCTGTCGATCGCTTCCTCATCATGCTCGGGAAGATCGTTGACCAGATCACGGCTATGCCGCGCCAGCTTTTCGCGTGTGCCTCGAAACAGTTTTCTCAAACTGAGCTTGATCTCTTTAACCGAACCACCTGTCTCGGCAGATAGTTCCTCGGCCCAATGACCGAGATCGGCCTCAAACCCGTCAATCATGTTGGCAACGTGGCGAATGACCGTCGAGCGCATCGCATCAGCACGAACATAAACCCCGTTCTTTTCCCGGCGGCGCTCCTCAAGATCCTCGTTTTCACGCTGGATCTTGCGCAACCGCTCTTGCTTGTAGAGATCTTCCGTTGTTGGTTCGCGTGGCGCTGTATCGATCGGCGATGTGACAGGATGGTCCTGCCCTTGGTTAGCAACAGCAAGATCCGCAGTGCCATTCGCAGCACGCTGATCAAGGTCAAGGCCCGCACTAAGTTGCTGCTTGGCAATCCCGACCACGATCTTTGCCGACCGCCCATCACCCTGAATTGCAGGACCGTGGATCTTGCCCTCGCTGATCAACTGTGAAACACGGGGTTTCGACACACCGATGATCTGGGCAAATGCCGACTTCGAAACGACGTCAGAAGATGCTGCCATTTCGCCACCAAATTACGATATGAACGCGACCAGTTAACCGGGGATGATGCTAGTTAACCCCCTGAGTTAAGGTGGTTGTTAAGTTGTTAAGGCTCTCAAAACACGACAAAAAGAGCGAACACATGCGGGGCGCTTTACCCGTTTGGCGTTACTTCCCGGGAAGGACCCGTGCGGTTTTCTGTCAGTCGAGACAGGCCCACCAGTCCGAAAGCCAGGTCAGAAACCGATCAATCGAGAACATCGCGCACCTATTCGTGAACGTGGCGGGTCCACTGCGTTCCGCAGCACCCGCAATACATCCGGTAGCGCCTTGGCCGAACCTGTTCGCCAAGGCGGACCGCCATCAAGGTCGCCGCATCATCGTTGCCGCATTGGCAACACGCCGCACCCTCGGCCCCATCCGGGTCAGACGCCTCCGCGTCAGCAGGATCAATCTGCATGGCTCACCCTTTCGATGCTGACGAGGACGGCGGTTCGCCGGTTGCCCCAGATACCAGCCACGCCCAACCGGTAAGCGGCGCTCCGCCGTCCACGTCAACACCCAAAAAGAACAGCCCGCCGCGATGGATGCGAACGGGCTGTCAGGTGCAAATCAGGGAGGGAGACAAAAACATCGTTACATGGGTCCAACCTTTCGAACAGAGGTCCGCCTTGCTTCGTCCAACTACCGCCAGCACTTCCCGGGCTGGCACCCGATTCTGAAACGAGAACGCCCCGCCAAAGTGAGGCAGGGCGCGCGCAACAGAATTCGGGGCAAGAAAAAACGCCTGCCGGAAAGTTCCGATCAGGCGTTCTTTGGTTCGCTGCTAGGTTGTCAAATCCGCCTGCGTAAGTCAAGCCACTTTCTGATAGGCCAGCCCATTTCCATAACCCGAGATCACCCACGGATCTTTCGGCGGCATTTCCGTGGTCAGCTTCCATCGGGCCAAACCACCCTGTGCGGCCTCAACATCAAGCACCAATTGCTGCAGGAAATGAAGCGCCGCCCACCAGACCCGGTATTCACCGCGCGCCACCCGGACAATCTCGGGCAGCTTACCCACCCGCTTGATCCGGCAGCTTTCCTTCACAAGGTTGCGGTGCTGATCCCGGGCAGGCTTTGGCTTGCCGGTGACCGGATCAACATCGGCAACAAACCGCAACACGCCGTCGACGACCCAATCCGGGCGATATCCCGCCTCGCCATAAGACCGGATCAAACACGCCCCCTCCGGGCTGGCGGCGCGAACCTCAAGCCAAGCGCCATAAACGATCGCGGCATCATCATGCATATCATACCCGCCCGAAAAGGCCGACCCGCCGCCAACCCGCTCGCCATAGCTGACCGTGGTGCGCTGCAATTGCGACAGGATCGCGCCAATCCCCCGGTCACGCCCCGCCATGAGTGCGGCCTTTTGCTCCTCAAACGCCCAATTTACAAGCCCTTCGATCCCGATCGGTGTTCGCTGGTTTTTCTGATCCATTGCCTGCCTGCCTTTTGCTGCCGTCTTGCTGTCCTATGTTGTCCCCCGTAAATCTTCCCTGCGGGGGACAGGGATTTGATTATTTTATTGTTTAATTTCAGTAACTTATTTGTTTTGTCCTTAGTGTCCCTAGTGTCCTATGTAAATATTCCCGTGCAATAGGCGCGCCCGCGCACGTACACGGGGGATTTGCCCGGGACACTAGGGACACTAGGGACACCCTTAGAGAACCGGCGCGTCGCGCTGTCCCCCGTTGCCGATTTTCACGGGGGACAACCCGGGACAAAGCCCCGGACGGACCACCGGTGCGGGCAAAAATCGGGAATGATTTCAGGGAAAGATCACAGGTCATCCGGGCCGATCTCCTCATCAAATTCGACCTCGGACCAATCGATCGGCGTGCGGATCATTTCCGCGAATGCCTCGCGGCACGCCTCAAGCTTGGGCATGTGATAGACGTATTTGCGATTGCCGCTGATCCGCTTGCGCCCCTTCTCGACCCCCGGGACCAGCTTGTTGATCGTGCGACCAAACATTTCCTCGGTCAGCGGGAAGCGACGACCGCGCGCCGTGACCCATGCCAGATAGTTCGCATAGGCATCCTCGACCGCGACATAGTCCGACCACATGGCCGAACCGCCGCCCTCGCTGTTGTATTGAACAAACCCGCGCCGCAGGCAGTTGAGCCACCACGACTCCTCTGGCGACAAACTGGCCAGCTTCTGATCGGCCAACGCCGCCGTTTTCGGGATGTCATTCAGGTTGACGCTATCGAGGTCGAAACTGAGCAAATAGCCAAGCAGCGCCTCATATCCGCCCGCCTCAAGCTGGTCGTGCATATCGGCAAAATACTGGCGGTTTTGCTGCGCTGCGTTCTGGACATCAAAGACCGCGAACCGGCGCTCGTCATGGCCTGCCGGCACAACCCATTCGTTGTTGGATGTCACCAGCAGATGGACATAGTTCTTGACCCGGAAGGGATCGACGCCCTTGCGCTCGATCATGTGATAGTCGGATGTCACAAGCCCCTTGAGCCGCCCCTCGGAGTGCTTGTCACCAGCCCAGAAACCTTCATCGGCCTGCAGCAACAATGTCGAGGCCAGGTGCGCGTTAAAGTTCCCGACCACATAGCGCGGATCATCGACCAGCGCATAGTGATCCTCGATCAGCTTGCCGATCGTCTTGCCGAAAACAGTCTTGCCGCTGCCCTGCCCGCCGCGCAACACGATCGCGATTCCGATACGGTCCGTCGGCTTCTGGAGCATATGCGCCGCCCACCCCATGATGAACTTGAAATGCGCCTCATCCCCGCCTGCGATATTGGTCCGGACATGATCAAGAAAGATCGAACATTTCTGTTCGCTATCCTCATAATCCGCGACCATGCTGAAACCGCGCCAAAGGTTATAATAGCCCGATGGCGGCATGCCGCCCGGGGCAAATGACACCCCGCGATACTGGCGACGGATCGGGTCCTTGAACCAGATTTTCGACCACGAAACGCTCTTGTCGCTTGCAAGCCGCTGCTCTTGGTTGGCAAACCACGCGTGGAAAGCATCAACCGGCATGAAGTTGAGCCGCTCCTCGACCGGACAATCGCCGCGCTTGAAGTTTTCCTCAAGGATCAGCGGACGCCCGCCCATCATCACCAGCGCGTAATATTCGTTCATCGCATCGGCGTCATAGGCAACGTCCCCCGGATCGACGCGCTGGCCATCCATCCCGAATATTTCGGCCCCTTCGATAAGCTGCTTGGCGGCGTGAAACCCTGCCAGATCGGCCTGCGGGTCGTTGTTCTCGTTCTCAGCCATCGCTACAACAGTTTCCCCTGTTTTGGTTTACGCTGATCGGCGGGCAACGGGCCGATCGGTTCAATTTCTTGCTCTTGGCCTGCAGCAATCCGCTTGTAGCGGAAGAACTCAGGCGGGATATGTGTCCGGCACCAGCGCCCGTGATTGACCATGATGTGCGTCCCGGCGCGCTTGCAGCCTTTGTGATCACATGGCATTACGCTTGAAGGTTGCATTATGCTAACCTCCGCAATGTCTTGGGGGTTTCGGGAGTTAAAGTACCGTGAGCGACAAACCGGTTTACATCATCGCCGCAATGGGGGCTGGTAGTGCGGTCGGGTTTCCATTTGGGCTCATCGCGGCAACATACGTATTGCCAATAGCCGTCGGTGATGGATGGGCAACCATTGTCGGTGCACTTCTTGGCGCGGCCATGACATCCGCTGCGGCACTTTATGTTGTCCACAGGCAAGACAAACTTAGTCGTAAAGCCAAGCGCGAAGAACAATTCCACAACATTCTTGATGCTATCGAATGGCTTGAAGACATCTTCACCGATTACGAAGAGGTTCATTCCACTGATTACTGGCAGAATCTTTCTCAAACAGATGGAATTATGAGAGATGGCAGCAAAGAACTGCTTGGCTACGCGAGCAAATGCAAACGCCAAATCCAATATCTGGCCATAGACCTGAGCAGTGTTCTGGAGGAGCTCACGGAACTCACGTTGCCAGATAGCATTCCAATAACTATTCGCCGGATCTTCAAAGACAGCCTCAAACCGGTTCGCTTGATAATCAACGACTGGGAGACCCTTAAACCGCTCACGCTCGTCAAAGAGGAAAGCTACCATAGATTTTTCAACACGACGTACGATATTGCGGTTTCGATCATCCCGGCTGAGATTTGGGAATTCAGAATGCAGACCAAGTTTCTGCGAGCGGAAATACTTCGATTGATTGAGCAATCCCCACTGGAACCAACCTCCCGCCCCAGGTCGTAGCGACGCTGATTTCCGTTTACGCATTTCCACGCCCTTCCATCGTTGTGGTGAAGGAAGGAGCCTTGCACGGACGACAAAGGGCAATGTGCCGATACATGCGAAAATTTCGCTTAAACGCGCACGTTCGCCGATTTCTTTTGACCCAAGCACAACCCCAAAGGCATGATCGACAAAAGCACACAACCAGAGAAATGACCCTTGAGATACCTCAGCATAAGGAAGGCAATCATTGGCGCGAGCATCGCATTTTTCGCAGGACCATTCATCTTTATGATGATCGACAGTGCATGCAGCCCCGTCAGCAATGAGATTTGCCGACAGTGGCTCGCGTTTAGCTGGGAAACGGTTCTGGCGGGCGGATTGGGACTTGTCGGCGGTTGGCTTGCCTTCAAAGGCGCTACAATCGACGGGCGCGTTCACAGGGAAGGCACAAGAATCCTTTTCCGTGAGCAAACACTGACCGAGTGCAGTTTTTTCGTGCCCACGGACAAGGATGGAGAACCATCCGAAACAGGAACAAGCATATACGAAAGTAAAGCTCTCGACGACAACTTCGATGACAGTGTGAAGTATTGCGCCGACTTGTTGACAATATCCCTCCCCGATATCCCGCCCGAAATCGCGAACAAAGAACTCGCAAAGTATCGCGCGGCAGTGATTGAATCTGCCCTCGCAGTTTCGGGGGATGCAGCGGAAAACAAGATCACCGAAGCGAATATGAGAACGCTCAAAGGACGTATCCTTGGATACTTGGAGACCATTGACAACTTGAAGGACCCGCTCGGACATTAGAGTAAGCTCTCCTGACTTGCGGCTTGCGCAACCAGCGTCGACTGATCGGTTGGCGTCACGCGCTCGGGCACAAACAGGTCAAGGTTATCCAACTTTGGCTTGGACAGTGTGTCCCAGATCGTGCGGCCATTGAAATCGCGCTCGAACCCAAACCATGCGCAATTGAGCGCAGGGCTTCCAAGGCCTAGGCTATCGATGCGCCATGACAGTTCGAGCTTGTATTTCGGGCGAATGCGCTGCTTGAAACCGGTGCGGCTGGCAGCTTGGTAATAATCGGTTTTCAGCAGCATCCAGACTTCTTCCAGATGCAGGCGCATGGCGTGTTCGATAAACGCCTGCGCCAGCGTGAAAGGCGGGTTGGTGACAGCCTTCGCCGCGCGACGACGGTGCGTGGCGAGAAAATCAACCCCACCCTCGCCATAGCCGCGATCAATCAGATCCGTGCCAATAACTTTGCAGCCGTGATGCTCAAGAACCCGGGCCAAGCGACCATCGCCGCAAGCACATTCCCAGATTTTCTGCCCTGCAAGGTGCGGCATGGCGCGAATAAGGGCCTCGGTTGCTTCTGGCGGCGTTGGGTAAAACTGGTTTTCGTCAGGGCGCTCCCAATCAACCTCGCCAGAACGCCCGCCGAGCATCATCGCGCCTTTGTTGGTCTTGCGGTTTGCCACCATCACGCTACCCCCTTGAGATAGGTTGACGTTATCAGGCACCCCACCAACAATGCCCCGATCAGGGAAGCATGGGGAATTGAGAAATGCGCAAGTTTGAAGACTGGTTCAATAGCATTCCGCTGACAGGAACGGTTGCAACAGCCTTTCTTACGGGCACGCTCTATGGGCGCGAGTTTGACATCAGTTGGGAAACGCTTGCCGCTGGATTCCTTGGCCTTACCGGTGGCTGGCTCGCCTATAAAGCCGCGACAGACCACAGAAGAGCGACCGAGAACCGAAACGAGTATATCTTCAGAGCAAGGCACCTCCCCGATCTCCACCGAGCAAGAGAACTGCTGGAGCGACACAGACCTCTTGGCCAAAATTTCCCAATGCTGGTGATTGGGGACTACAACCCCAATGGAATCATCGAACTCCTTGACGGGGCAGCATGCTTTGACAAGCCACTTCCAGCGAGACTTGCAAACGAAATTGAAAGTTTGTGCCTTGCTCTCCCAGCATTCAAAACCAGTCTGGATGGCACTTCGACTAAACCTCACAACTCCGGGGCCACAAGCGTAGAGATCAAGGATACCGCTTCTATGGTTCGCTCTTTCTGGCGCCTCAAGGGAGCGACAGACGAGCTCATTCAAAACATAACGTTTGACGCATTGCGCTAACCTTGACATCACGCCGCCCCCAAAATCATCGAGTTGAAATCAGTACCTGGCTTTGACATGGCGATGCGGCCAACCCGGCCCTCCGCCGCAGCACGGCGGCAACCGCGCTCAAGCTTCGCCTTGAGCATATGGATGTCTTTGGTGTCGCCATCGCCCAGAAAGATCCGCTCATGGCATTCGCGCGGCCAGATCATGCCCGGGCGGGCCATATCGGGCACCACCGTCGGCAGCTTTTTGCGACCATCAAGCGGATGATATTCGCCCTTGGCGTCCATCAGACCGGCACCAACAAGGTTATCAAGCGAATAGGAACACCAGCCAGAAAGGCCGGACGCCATCATGCCGGAATAGGTCGTTTCCAACCCCTCCCCGCCGACCATCTTGAAGGCAGGCTTTCCAAGGCGGATCGCCGCCTTGGACGGATCGCCCATCACGCGTTTGGTGTTGAGTTCCCGGCTATCATCGGGCGCATAAAGCTTGAGCCGCCCCTTGGGCCGGTTAAGGTCGATGCAGGTCACATGACAGGCGGCAAAGCGATCATCGCTATATTGCATCACGCTCAGCAATGCCGGACCGGTCCAGATCGCCTCGGATTTCTTGGCATCGCGGGCGCGGTACCAGAACTCATAATCAGGCACGAACCGATGCACCCCGTTATGCAGGAAGAGATCGCGATCAATCCCGCGATAATTCGCAAGGTATTCCTCGGCCTCGGTATCCGCGATTGGAAGCCCCCGCTGCCAAAGCGCATGACCGCGCTTGCGACGCTTTTCGGTTTCCGAGACACGGTCCTTTTCATCGGCCCGACTGGCGATCTTGGGCTTGGGCTTGTGCGCAGGCTTTTCGGCCCGCCCGACATATTCGGTCAGGTCAATACCGGCCTTCCATGCCAGATCCTTGAGCGCCTCGATAAATGTCTGGCCATAGACGCGCATCTGATAGCCGATCGGCTTTTCATGCGCGCCGCAGCCAAAGCAATGCGCGAACCCCTTGTCAGGGCGAACCGTAAAGGATGGCGTGCGCTCGGAATGGAACGGACAAAGCCCCATCCATTCACGCCCCGACTTCGCCAGCTTGACACCGGATTTATCGACCAGCTCGACCAGATCGGTTCGCGCGTTAACATCATCGATCGCTGATTGCGGGATTGGGTTGCGATGGGTCATGATAGCCCCACCAGCTCAACAGGTTGCCAAAGCCAGAAAGACAACGATAGATAGAACGGCTGATCAATTAAGAGGGGGCCTACAAAATGGCACACACCAACCACAGGGTCGCGGAAGATAGAGTATCGTTGTTCATTTGCGCCATTGTCGCCGGGTTCTGTGGAGCGGCCCTTTGCTTTATCTTGCTGGTTATCTCCGGCACAAAGTTCGTAGCAGCGACACCAGATTCCTTCGCTGGTTTCTTTAAAACCGCTTTCGAGTGGCAGGCACTGATCGGTGGGCTGCTTACATTTGCAGCAGCAATGATCGCTGTCTGGCTTACGCATCGGCACTTCAACACCACCCGGATCTCTGCCCGCGCCAAAGCGAGAGCAGAGGCCCTGATCGGACTCTCCGAGGCTTTTGAGACAATGGGCAGCTTCATACACAGCGTAGAGGAAAACACCGGACCAAAAGGACCGAGAGAAGACGACTGGCCGGGCACCGATGGCTACAAAATTGATCTGGAGAAGCTCAGAAGATTTAGACCCGATGACATCATCAAAGTGACGCCATTGATCGAGTATGAGCGAAACCCCGACACCAGACGCATCCTTGAGGAATTCACCAAAAGTTACGCCATAACAGTGAACAGACTTAATGACTTCAAGATCAGCTACCGTAACGGAAAAAATAACACCAACATCGAAAATGCCGTCTCCTCGGCTGTAGAAACTTACGCACTGGCAAGCAAAATCATCGCAGCGCTTCAAGGTGATATCGGGAGCTCCATCACCAACGACGACATCAGTCGATATGCTGCCCCAGCAGGCGTTGGCACGGCTTCCAAAGTAGAAAAAATGCTCTACAGGGCAATGAACCCGACCAAAAGATAAACCAATCATGCCGCCACCTTCCGGGCAGCGCGCCCTTGGTAATAGCCGCGCATTTCAAGCTTTTGCGCCAGCTTGATCGCGTTCTTGCGGCCCGAGTTATAGGCGCCATCGACCAGATCGTCATATTCCGAGATCCGATCAATCAGGCAGGTTGCCGCCTGATCAAAATCAGACCCTTCGATAAGGGTCAGCGTGCCATCCTCAAGCGCGTCACGCAGCCAGATCACCACCATCAGGAAAACCGTGATCACCGGGCGATCTTCATATTCACGAAGCAGCTCACCCTGCAGGGCCATCACGCGGTTGCGCAGCTTGTCGGCTTTGGCCTTGGGCAGATCCGAAAACGGTTCATCACAAGCCCGATCAAGGCATTCAAGCACTTCGGCATGGCCTTCTTTAACACCTGGCTCCAGTATCACGCCCGCAACCCGCTGCATCAAAACGGCGGGAATGGCGAACTCGCAGCGATGGCGATCGGAAAGGTACGTCATGCCGCCACCCCGTAAAGACGCGGTTGCGGTTCAAGAGCTGCCGTCATCCGGTCCGCTGCCTCGCGAAGCAGGCTGGCGATTGATCGGATCAGGGCGCGCATACCGGCACGTTCGGCGTCAAACCCGCCAAGCACCCCGGCCTTGTGAAGCTGTGCGGCGTAACTTTCAAAATGCGGACAACCGGCCCCGGCGCGCGCCGCGGCGATATCCGCATCAACCGCGGCTTGCATGTTGATCACATCACCGCGCATCGGATTGGCGCATTGACGCAGGCGGGAATAGGAAACCCCGCAGGCATCCGCCAGAACCTCACCACCCACGGCGTGCATGGCCTTGGTGGTCGCATCGGCGAAACTGTTTTCTGATCGCAAATAAGGCATGACTATCAAACCTCCCCGGTTTGGGAGTTGCCGCCCGATCCATCGACTGAGATAAATCGGGACAGCAACAGGGCAACATAATTGAAGCCAGTCACGAGGCAGCTTTGACAGTCACGAAACCATAGAAGTCATTTGGCGTGACAGCCCCGCCGGTTTCCGCCCAAACACGATGGGCAGTCTCGACATTGGGCATCAGACTTCCATCGCACAAACGGGTGACAGTCGAAGGGCTGACACCGATTTGGTCGGCAAAAACTGATTTTTTGGTTTTCGTGGCTTTAAGCCATTCACTGAGCTTCATGCACCTAGATTTGCAGGATCAGCGAATTTTGACAACCGAAAAATTCGCTAATTCAGATAATTTCGCAAAAAACGGCAAAGACCGAATTACAGTTTTCTGCAAAATTCCGAGAAACCCCCGGAGCAAGAAGATGACAATGGACGAACGCACCAAACGCAAAAAGGCACTTGAGGCAGTTACAGAAGACGCCCGAGACATTGCGAACGAGATCGCCACCAAGATTGACCGTGGCGAGATCGAAAACGCGGACGACCGCGACGAGCTGGAGAGCTACGTCAGCAAGTTTGCAGCGAACAACATTCGCAAACTGCGTAAAAAACGGGGATGGTCGCAGGGCGAGCTGGCGGAAAAAGCCAATAGCACCACCAGTCAGATATCACGCCTTGAACGCGGCGACCTGCAGCTCACGGTTCGATGGCTAGAGCTGATTGCCAACGCGCTGAACTGCAAACCCTATCAACTGATCGCAAACATCCGCGAAACCGTGCGCGTCCCTGTGATCGGCTGGGTATCGGCAGGCCATTTCACCAATGCAGAATCCGTGGCAATACCGGATATCGACCGTTACGACATGATCGAATGCGCTGGGGTGAACCCCGCCACCTGCTTTGCGTTGCGCATTGAGGGCGATTCCATGAACCTGATCGCCCCGGAAGGATCGACGATCATTGTGGACGTCAGCAACAAGGAACCCATGGACAAGAAATTCTATGTGGTTGCCAACAACGGCGGCGAAGCGACGTTCAAGCAGTTCAAAAACAGCCCTCCCCGTCTGGAGCCATGTTCAACCAACCCGGCCCACGAAACGATTTTCCCCAAGGGAGAGATCCACGTTGTCGGGCGCGTTATTCAGGTCATCCACGACCTTTGAGACCCCTGAAGATCAAAGACGACCGGGTTCGGCGGACACCTCCAGAACCATTTCAGGGTCTGTCGAAAACGTGCAGACATAAATAACATTCTGCCAAGCCCCGAACCCGTTCTGCATCTTGAGCTTGTCACCAATAAAATCGACAATCCCGGCTTCTTTGTCCTTCCAACGGTAATGACTGAATTTCATTTCAAGCATACCGTCAGTCCATTCATGATCCCATTTCGCCAGACGCTCAATCTGGTCGGGGCAATAGACAGACGCCGAAGCAATATATTTATCGCCATAGCATGATACCGACTGGCGGCATGCAACCGCTTCGGCCTCGGCTTTTTCACGCGCGGCGACCTCGGCCTCGGCCAGTGCCTTGGCTGCAGCATCCGCAGCCGCTTGTGCCCCTGCCTCTGCCTTTGCTTTTTGATCAGCAAGATGATCGCGGTACGCCAAAGGGTCGGTAAAGCCGGCATTCTTAGCGGCGTTCATTTCGTCCTTGCCCGCAAACCCGGCCTCAATAGCACTCTCGTTCATGTCGGCGTCGGCAAAGTAACCACCAGCCACAAGCAGAACGAACATAGCCAGGAACGCTAAGCCCGTGCGTTTTGAATATTTCGTGCGCTGATCCTTGCGAATCAGCGACAAAACCAACCAAACGACCGCCAGCACTAGGGAAACGAGCGCCAGACAGAACGATATCAACCCAAGTGCCGTGTACATGTCTCCCCCATTGGTAGATGTCGTTTTAATGTTTACAATCAGCACGATAACACAACGAGGCGAGCAAAACTCTTATCCCATAAGGGTAGGAAATCAACCACGAGGACGTGTAAAAATTTGCAGGTTTTGGACAATTTCAGGACAGGCAAAAATCACAAATTCGCAAAATTAGCGAATTTTTCTTTGACAGAAATTTGCAAATTCTGCAAAGTTGGCGCATTCCGAAAAAGGAGAACGCGCCCATGTCTCTCTCAAATCCGACGTTTAACGCCCTTGCGGCGACCGCACCCGACCCGTCCGATCTGATCGCCGATTTCGGCCATCCGCATTTTCCGGGCTGGATGCTTATCATGGCCTTGCTGTTGATCCTGATCACGGCACACAGCGTCATGCCATCATCAAACATCGCGCTCCGCCTCCGCCCTGCGCGGACCTCTGTCACGCGGCTTGTCCGTCGCGGTGAAGACGGGAGCTTTTGATATGGCCATCACCCGTCACACATTGCGCCGCTGGCGCGACCATATCGACGCTTTCCTGCGTGCGATCTGGGATGACCACGACGCGACCACCCACACCAAGGGAGGCCGCTGATATGGCCATGATGATTTGCATCCACACCGACAGCGAAATGGTCGTGACCGAAATGCTCAGTGACGGCGCCAACGGCATGAGCGGCATTATCTCCGCCCGCTTTGGCGATCTCTCGCTGCAGCTAGACGAAAAAACCGCCGAGCAACTCGAAACCGCGATTGCCGCCAGCCGCGAAAAACTCCGCGTGGCCCGCGCCAAACGCACAGAACGGAGGGTTGCGGCATGACAACAGAAACCGAAACCCCGGCAGCGCGTTGGCGAGAACAAGGCGATCAAGATCCGCACGCAGGAAAGTACGACTGCGAGAGAAGCGAACTCGCTTATGGCGATTTCACTGATGATGAACTCGCTAACGCAGTTTACCTCTGCGACCACCGGACCAGCTTCCGCAGCATTGGGCTGATTGAAGCCGCGAAGCAGCGCATTCGCTGGCTATCACGCCAGAACGAAGCCAAGGCGGCGCGGATCAATGAACTCGAACAGGCTGCGTCTGACCTGATCGAACGGTGGTCCGCATCCGGTGCATTGATCCTCGAAAACCCGGAAGACAAGTCAGCAATGCGCAAGTTTCGCGACGCCCTGACCAAAGCAAAGGAGACCGCACAATGACCGCCTCCATCACTCCATTTCCGAGCCCGACCAAGATTGTCCGGATGCAGCAGCATGTTGCCAACCTGGCCGTTTTGCCCGCACCGGGATCAAGCCTGATCTTCATGAGCGATCGCAAGTTGGGGGCTGGCACCGTGATTGTCGCCCTGCCCAACAACCAGATCATGATCAAGGTTGAGGACAACACCCGCCACCCGAAGGCCGGTCAGAAGATCTGGATTGCACGCAACCAGATCCGCACCCACGCGATCTTCACCCCACCCAACAACGAACTGATCGAACCGCCAACCGAGCCCGACGGATTCCCGCCGGCTGCGGCCTGACCACAACACCCGATAGGAGGCATTCCAATGTCGAACAGCAACGGCGAACTCAAAAGCTTTGGCACGCTCATTCAATCGCTTGAAGAAGGACAGTTTCACAGCGACCTGACCGACGAAATCACGGCGATTACCAAGGCCCTGCAAAACCACGTCATCAACCATGGCGGTTCCCCGAAAGGGAAGCTGGACCTGTCCTTGAAGTTCCAGCTCAAGAGCGGCGTCATCACGATCAGCACCACCACCAGTACCAGCCTGCCGGTTGCGCCGCGCAGCCAGTCGATCCTTTGGGCCGACGACAAAGGCAACCTGTGCCGCCAGAACCCACGACAGCGCGACATGTTCACCGACGTGAACGCCGAAGAGGCCGAAACCCGCGCCGTCTAGGCGCAACCAACCAACCCGAGACAACGGAACATCACAATGACCACCGATGCAAAACCACTTTTCCAGACCGAGACCGAGGCGGCGCACAAGCTGACCGCGAAGTTCAGCGACCACAAGGTCGTTGACCTGAAACACGACGGACACAACGTCCCGGTTCTAATCCTGCCGGATGGCCGCAATGCAGCCAGCATCCAGCACTTTATCGACGAGATCCGCGAACATCCGAAGCGCCGCAAAGGCACAAGCGCGATGCAGGATCTCGACAGCTTTGTCGCCATGACCAACCGCTTCAAAGGTGATTTCAGTGCTGTTTTCGGTACCTGCAACGCGGAAAGCGCCGATCTGTCACTGACCACCGTGTTTGACTACCACGACCCGTCCGAAAACAAGGACGGCATCCCGCGCTTTATGGACCACAAATGCATTTACCGCTTCCCGGTCTCCGATGAATGGAAAGCTTGGATGTCGATGAACGACAACTGGCTTGATCAGAACCAGTTTGCCGAGTTCCTCGAAGAACACATTATCGATGTCGCGGCACCACCCGCCTTTGACAGCAAACCGGACATGACCGAGTTCGACAAGCATCTGCTTAATCTGGTTTCGACGCTTGAAAGCAAGTTCACCGGGCCGAGCGGCATCCTTGAGCTTTCCCGGGGGCTGATCATCCGGACCGAGGAAAAATTCGAATCCCGCCAGAAGCTCGCGACCGGCGAACTTGCTATCACGTTCAGCAACGAACACCGGGACGAGCAAGGCGGCAAACTCAAGGTGCCGGACCTTTTCCTGATCAACATCCCGGTCTTCAAGAACGGCGCCAACTACCTGATCCCGGTACGCCTGCGCTTCCGCAAGGACGGCGCAAATCTTGTTTGGAAGTTCCTGCTGCACCGGACCGAGCTGATCGTGAACCACGCCTTCGAGGAAGGCTGCGCAAAGGTCAAAGACGAAACCAATCTCCCCCTGTTTATCGGCTACCCCGAGTAAGCCAGGTCAACATTCCCCGGCGGCACCGCGCCGCCGGGACACCCGAAAGGACCTATCATGAACACCCTTGTCCTAACCGTACATGGCCGCAAAATCGACCTTCTGGCACCGCGCCCGGAAGACATCTATTGGCCCGATGTCTGTTTTTCGCTTGCCAACATCAACCGGTTTACCGGGCACACCACAATCCCGGTCGCACAGCATTCCGTCATTGTTTGCGATCTGGTCGCTGACTTCGCCAAGCCGCACGCGCTTATCCATGACGCCAAGGAATACGCCAAAGGCGATGACAGCACCCCCAAGCAGGACGCAGAGAAGATCGCGTTCTTTGAGCAATTCCCGCCCGATGTGCGCGACATGCTTATGAAGTCCTACCCCAACCTCAAAATGGGCCGCGAGATCATCGAGGAACGGGTCGACGCTGCTATCCATGCTGCCGCCGGTCTGGAATGGCCAGTGCCGCCCCAGATTGTTGCCGAGATCAAGCGCGCCGATCTGATTTCGCTCGCGACCGAAAGCCGCGACAACCTGCCCGAACAAGTTGGCGACCAGACGATCCGCCCGATCACCCCGACGATCAAACCGATGCCACCGACCGAGGCGCAACACCTGTTTGCCAACCGCCTGCAGATCATGCTGCCGGCACTGAATGACGGCATCGCGGCATGACCGATCAAAGCAAACACATGCGCGGCGACGAGATCCTGCTTTTAGCCGAGATCAAAGCCGCCACTGCCATGCGCGAAGCGTTCGAAAGCCTTGAGGCCTATATCGAACGATTTCCCGGCGCGCCCATCAATCGCGACGAATTTATCCGACGGGTTGGCCTTCGGGCCACCAATCAGGACGACGCGGCCTAGCGCCGCCTCGTTCCGCAGGACGGCGGCACGCCGGTTTCCCCACCGGCATCCCTCAACCCAAAACCCGCCAGTGCCGCCGTCCTACGCGACGAGAACGAAAGGAAACAGAACCATGCCCGATATCTTTGAAAACAACGCACTCGCCTATGAAGACGCCAAGCGCACCGTTGCCGAGTTCGAAGGCACCACGATCGCCGATGACTTCAAGATCCGTGCCGTCGAACACCTGATCAAAACCGATCCACTCGCGGCACTCTATGACGCGCTCGACGCCGCCGACCTTGCCAGCCATGAACCGGGACCTGGCTTTCTTGATCAGCTCGAAACCTTCTGCAAGCTGGCGACAAAGGTCACCATTGCCGATGACGGCGAACAAACCTCACGCCTTGTCCGGTTTCTGGTCTCGATCGCAAGCGATCTTTACCACACTGCCCGGGTTGCCCGCCCGGAAACGGGCATCAATCCCGACCGGTACCGCAAACCGCTTGAACGGCTCGCAAACGAGATCTGGGGCAACGAGCTTCTGTTTGCCCATCGCCTGCAGGACGGAAGCGACTACAAGATTGCGTTTCAAGCTGGCGAAATCAGCAAAAACGGGATGTATCCGATCCAATACAACTATCAGGACGATAGCAGACCGCAGGACACAAGCATCCTGATCAACCCGCGTCAAACCAGCACCGAAGCCCGAAGGCTCGCAAACGCCATGAACCGGTGCCTCAAACTCACACCGATGCAGGTCGAGGCAATCACCACAGGCGAAACCCGAAACAGCGAGGCCGCATAATGAAAGCGATAACCATCTGGCAACCATACGCGTCGCTTGTCGCCGAAAATTTCAAGAAAATTGAAACACGGGGATGGCAAACCCACTACCGGGGACAAATCGCCATTCACGCCGCGAAGAAACCCTTCAAGGAAGTAGATTTCCTAGACAACCTTCTTGAGCTGCAATCCGCATCCAACCAGAAGCCAGACGAGGCACAGGCCGTTATCGATTGGTATCATTGCAATCGAAAATCCGGATTTCAGACCAGCGCCATTATCGCGGTCGCATATCTGGAAGCTGTAATACCGACCGAGGACCTGACCGACGAGGGCCTTCTGTGCCCTGTAGAATACGCACTTGGCGGGTACGGACCAGAGCGATTTGGCTGGTGCTTTTCAAATATCAAAAAACTGGAAAATCCAGTCATAACGAACGGCAAACAAGGGATTTGGAACCTAAGCCCATCGCTGACTGTCGAAACCCTAAAGCAGCTACTGAGCCGCGATGCTCAGATCGTTGCCCAATCACTTTTCGGCCTCGGGAAAAACAGCAGCGTCACTTTCCAGACGCCTTCAAGAATAACTCCCCGAACATCGATCGCGATCAATGAACTGATCAATGCCGGCATGGTCGTGCGCGACATGGATTGGCATGAAAGCATCAGAGTTTTCAAGGGAACCGAGAACATCGGAAACCCGCGCCGCGACTTCAAACCCGTCGAAGAGAACGAAGACTTCGCTATCGTCAAGGGAGACGCAGCATGAAATACCTATCGGTCTGCGCAGGCATAGAAGCCGCCAGCGTGGCATGGCATGACCTTGGCTGGGAGCCGGTCCTTTTGAGCGAGATAGAGAATTTCCCGCGCAAAGTTCTTGCCCATCGCCAGAACGCCATTGACGCCCGCAAGACCGGGGCTGCGGCGCGCGGTGTGCCACTTTGGGGTGATTTCACGGCCATGAGGCCACGCTTTATGAAAAGGTTGGGGATTGATGGAACAATTGAACTTGTTGTCGGCGGCACCCCCTGTCAGGACTTCTCGGTCGCAGGAAAGCGCGCAGGACTGGATGGCGCGCGTGGTAACCTTACCCTCGAATTTGCCCACCTTCTGCGCCGAACAAAGCCCCGCTGGTTCGTTTGGGAAAATGTCCCAGGCGCATTCTCTCTTAACAGTGGAAAAGATTTCGCAGCCGTCCTTGCACGATTTGCAGGGCATGCCCCCGGATCTGCCTTTGCAGTGCCAAAGGAAGGATGGCGAAATTCCGGCGTCGTCCCGCCTGCTGGTCCCGGATGTTACGGGCTTGCCTGGCGCGTGCTGGACGCTCAATACGTGCGCATGGACAGCGCCCCCGGAGCAGTGCCACATCAGCGAAAACGTCTGTTCATTGTCGGATATCTTGGAGACTGGCGACCTGCCGCCGCGGTACTTCTTGAGCGCGAAAGCATGTGCGGGAATCCTCCGCCGCGCCGCAAGCCGGGGCAAGGCGCTACCCACGATATTGCACCGAGCCTTACGGCGAGTGGCCGGGGCGTTGAACGCAACGGCGAAAGCCGCGGACAAGATCCGGTAGTTGTTCACGGCTTTGGCGGCGGAAACACCAACGGCCCGATCGATGCCGCGGCCTGCCTGACTGCCAAGGGACAGCGCATCGACTTCGAAATCGAAACCTTTGTTGTCTCTCCTCAGGAAGAAAACGACAACATCCCGCTAGCCTTCGATTGCAAGGCGTCAGGACGCAACGGCTTTGCAGTCGGGGACGTTGCGCCAACGTTACGCGCGATGGGAGCACTACACAGCCACCAGAATGCAGGCGGCCAAGTTGCCGTTGTAAACCGCGGTGAAGTGCGCCGCTTGACCCCCATGGAATGCGAACGCCTGCAAAACTTCCCCGATAATTACACCCTGATCCCGATGAATCGCCGCCGCCCGATCAGCTTTGAAGAAGCCAAATACTACTGGCGTCAGGCAGAACCCGGCATCAAGTGCTGGTGCGAAAACCGCAAATGGTACACCAACGCCGCCCCGGACGGCCCGCGCTACAAGGCGCTCGGCAACAGCATGGCTACCAACGTTATGCGCTGGATCGGCAAACGCATCGAAATGGTTGAACAGATCATCAATGAAAGGATCGCAGCATGACGGCGCGCAAGACCATTGCGCCAATCAATGCCACGTTTCTTCATCAAGGAATAGAGGTTGAGAACGAGAAATCATGAGCATCATCAACACGGATTTCCAGATCGACCGATCACAAATGAGCACAGAGCGCCAGATCATCCATCTGGCGGAGTGCCTTGCGCGTGCGCTCGCAGTGGCGCATCATAACGAAGAATTGGCGGACAAGACCAAAACGTCAGAACCGCAGGATTAAGACACGCCCATGAAAATCGCTGTTTACGCCCGATATTCGTCTGAGCTTCAAGACGAAAGGTCGATCGAAGACCAGATATCACTTTGCAATGATCACGCCGCGCGCCGCCTTGGAGGTGCCGTCACCAAGGTCTATGCCGACTACGCCATTTCCGGCGCGCATATCGCAAACAGACCGGAAGTGAACCAGTTACTTGAAGATGCTGCAGCTCGCAAATTTGACGTGGTTCTCGCCGAGGATCTCGATCGAATTTCGCGCGACCAAGAACATATCGCCAGCATATTCAAGCGACTGACTTTTGCCGGTGTCCGGATACATACGGTAGCCGATGGCGATATCAATGAAATGCATATCGGGCTCAAAGGCACCATGAGCGCGCTTTTCCTCAAAAACTTGGCGCTCAAGGTCAAGCGCGGCCTGACAGGACGCGTCAAGGAAGGAAGACACCCGGGCGGTCGAACCTACGGTTACGATATCACCAACCAAATCGCACCCGATGGCAGCGTCATCCGGGGGAAACGGCGCATCAACCCCGAGCAGGCAGAAGTCATCAAGCGGATTTTCCGAGAATACAACGCCGGTCGCTCCACCAGACAGATCGCCCGCGACCTGAACAAGGACAAGATCCCGGGACCTACTGGCAAAGAATGGACGGCCAGTACAATCAATGGCAATCGCCAGCGCCGACACGGGTTTCTATACACCGAGCTTTATGCAGGATTCTTGATCTATAACCGCGTGCATATGGTCAAAGATCCTGCCACGGGCAGAAGGCTGAGCCGGCCAAACCCGCCCGAGGAATGGATCGTAACCGAGGTCCCCGACCTGGCTATCATTGACCGCGCTGAATGGGACGCAGCTCAAGCACGGAAAGAAGCCAACAATCAGCACTGCCAGCTAAACAGAACGCACCGGCCCAAGCACCCGCTTAGCGGGTTGGTGAAGTGCGGAATTTGCGGCGGATCTTATACCATCGTATCCAAGGACGCGATGGCCTGCTCTGCAGCGCGCGAGCGTGGAACCTGCCACAACAAACACCGCATCAAGATGCCAGACCTGCAGAAGCGGGTCTTTGACGGCATCACCGGCAAGCTGATATCACCAGACGCACTCGAAGCCGCAATGACGGCATACCATCAGGAACGAACGCGCCTGCGTAAGATCGCCCGCTCGAATCTAAAAGCCCTGACCAAACGCAGGACCGAGATTTCTCACTCGATCAACAACATCGTGAATGCGATCGCATCTGGCCACGCGCCCGAATCCCTTACCGGCAAACTGATCGAACTCGAAGGGGAACTAAAATCGATTGAGGCGGAGCTGAATGTCATCGACAGCGAAGATAATGTCGTCGAAATTCACCCGAACGCCGTGCGGGAATACAAGCGGATGGTGAAGGACCTTACCTCAGCCCTCCGATCCGCAGCGGAACCGCACCGATCGGAAGCTATCGAGATCATTCGCGGATTGATCGACCACATCGAAGTATTCCCCACTGACAAACCGCGCGTAACCGACGTGCAGGTCTACGGAATCCTCGATGAAATAAAAAACCTCGCCGGACTTGCGTCGGGCGAGGTCTCAGTCCAAAGGACTGTCTCGTTGGTAGCGGAGGA